ACCAAATACTGCCATCTTGATCCCAATGGATTTGGCTATTAGCGACACAGCGTAAAATGCCGTCGCCCATATCAAGGATCAAATCTTCAAAATCGGGGATGCCATTAATGACATCGGTGACCATATCCGCATCACGCTGTTCATCCTTACTGGCGTTTGGGGGCGGCACGATTTGCCATGCTTTACCCAGCAGCGCATTCTTGCGCTTTTGTAGTTCGGCCATGATATGGGCGTCTTTCTCTTCAATATCATCGGCCAGATCAAACTGGGCCGTGAGATTGTTATATTCCGCATCCTGCATAATCGCCGCTAATCGCGCAGGGGTGAGCCCACTGGTTGGATGCTCAGCCCACTCTTTACGAATAAAGCCCACTTGGGCACGGTCGGTTTGTTGATTGTTTAAGGCGGGGTTTGTACGCCCCAGCCGTTGTTTAATTTGCTCTGGCGTGGCCATTACCAGCCTCCTTTAGTGGAACCGCTATAATCGTTATCTTCATCAGCGTGGTGGTTATAATCGCGGCTATTGCCATTACCGTCCCAGCGGTTAGTGGACTTAGGTAAGGCGGTAAATTCGATAGCGCCACCTTCCATGTATGACGCACGAACGGCCATACACAGACCAACGGCAAAGTCACCGTGGCGCTTGCCTTTGCTATTACTCGACTCTAAGTCAGCCTTACGACCTTTATCGATCGAGGGGATACCGTTAACTAACTTGATATGCTGTAAGTCATCGAGCACGCTCTGGTGACGGGGGATCTCAAGGTTGAATGCCTCAAACTCACCCTTCATTTTTGGCATCCATTCGTGATACCAACTCTGCGACAGATGTACTTGATCAACCATTTCAGTGCCGTATTTCAGCGCGGCTTGTTCGGCTAAATAGCCGCCGTTACCTGTAGCATCAAACGCCAACCCCACTAGCCTTGGCATCCGGTCACAGATATAAAACATCACCTGGCGCTGTTGCTCGTAGGTGGTGTCGCGAAGCTCTACCACAAAGGGCAGGCGCTTTCTTAAATCGGGTTTAATGGCCAAGGGCACAAACACGGTTAAGTCGCCACGCCGCGCAAAGTCTTCACCAAAGGAGTGGTTATGCTCTGGATTTAGCTTGGCCAACTCTGCTTTTAAATGCTGCTCGCACCAATCGCGCACCTCGGCTTCTCGCATTTCTGGCGTCCAGCTCATGAAGTTTTCAGGCGCTTCAAAACGGTAAATAGGGATAGAACGATCGGCGACCATGGCCGCTTCAATCAGTACCCGGCTAAGGTAAGCACCACCTGATTTTTTAGGCACGCAGCCATATTCTTCATCGGCGCTTTCTTTATTGGGGGCGTTTTTATACAGCCCTTCACGCCAGGCAATTTCACCTGCAAGCGACCATGTTTGGCCTGTGACATAGCAGATCCGCTTATACAAGCCATCAGCAATGGCATCATCCAGCGTGATGCGGTGGATGCTGTAGTCTTTGCGGCCCTCTCGGGCATCATTAATCAGGCTATTAAAGAGGTTATCCACGCCATTGTGGGTGCTGATTAACCTGACCTTGTTGCCCCACATGGTTAATGCTAACGCCGCCTTAAGCAGCTCTTCTAAAGACTCGTGGAATGCGGCCTCATCGATAACCACATCCCCCTGTAAACCACGCAGGTTAGAGGGGCGCGAACTGAGTGCCTGAATTTTCCGCCCCGTCTTGGGGAAGCGGATCATATAGGTGAGGATTTCTTCTTTCTTCTGCGAATCCCAGAAGGTTTGCTCATACACATCAGCTTCTGCGAGCTGGTTAAAAGCACGGGCAAACAGCGCACAGGCGGCGATATATTCCAGCGCCATCTCTTTTTTGCTGCCAACGTAAAAGGTATTGCAGCCCCCACGGCGGCGCGGTTTAGCGGCTTTAATCACATTGCGGCCAGCCTCTGCCCAAGTTAAGCCGGTGCGGCGGCTTTTTTCGGCAATCATGATCGGCGCTTCATCTTCAAACCAGCGCTGCTGATATGGCAAAAATACGGGCTCATTAGCAGGTTGAGCGTCACCAATATCCTGCGGTACATCCACCCCAGCCAGCGCCATTTCTTCGGCTAAGTCTATTTTGCGTGGACTGGTGATAGGTGTTAGATGCAAGCCTGATTTAGCCATTATGCTTTCCCTAATAGAATTTGGCGGATTTTGCTTTCGAGCTGCTCGCTCATACCATCTTCCCCGCGTAACTCTTCATTAAGTGCATTAGCCGCTTCGGCCGCAAACGCGGTGCGGATCTCCTTCTCGCGCTTATGGCTGGCCATGGCGGCAGACTCCAAGCGTTGCACCGCTAACATGGCATCTTTAATCATGCCAACGTCGGCACCTTCACCCGTTTCAGACTCGTTTAACAGGGCTTTAAATAGCTGTGAACGGGCCATTTCAAGGATCAGTTTGGTGACTTCACCCGTGGGCTTGTCGCCCAGTTCTGCCGTCCACACTTGGGTGATCTCACGCATTTCACGCAGGCTTTTACCTACGGCCTCCATCTTGGTGGCATAGCGATTAATGCCAGCACGGGAAAGCAGCTGTTCTTCTGGCAAGCCTGCGGCTTTAATCAGCGCATTGATTTCATCGAGCAGATCAATCTGCTGAATCGAGCCATCACGCAGGCCGCTATCCAAGCGTTTGCGGATATTGGCAGGCAGCAAATCCACCTTTGAGCGGCGGCCACGGGTTTCATTTGCCATGGCTATTCTCCCGCCCGTGGACGCTTAACGCCTGGCACCGTTGCGCGGCCTTTGGCTACATCTTGGCCGCGACCAGTCAATGTGGCAGTGGTCACTTTGCCCACTAACTCGGTTTTGATCAGCCCTTGCTCGGCCAGCCAAGCGAGCTGCACCTTTAATGAGTCGCGGCTAATGTCGAGGCCATAGGCAATCAAGCCATCTTGTAAGATGGACTCATTGAGTGCGAAGGCTCCCGCCTCGGTCAGTAATCGAAGCACCACTAGGCGTTGGTGCTCATTGATAATTTGCTGCATCGCCATTAATGGCCTCCTTTCAGTTCGTTTTCGAGAAGCATGTCGGTCTTGGTTTCGAGTCGTCTAATGCCTTGTTCCATTGCGCCAAAGCGCGCACCTAAGCCTTCGAGGGTTTTATCCAGGGCATGCAGTTCGTCACGGGTTGGCATGTACTCCAATTGCATTTCTGTTTCGCGTAGGCGCTGGTCGATTCCGGCCACCGCTTGGACGACCTTGTCGTGCTCAATCCGTGGGGTAAAGCGCGTGCTAAACCACGCCATCAACAGGGCGCAAAAAACGCTAATCACGCTGCCAATAAAGCCCCAGTATTTGCCAAAAAATTCAAATAACGATTCGATCATAAACGCGTCCCATAGCGCTGCTTTTGGCGCTTATCTTCATCCTGTTGGCAACTGATACAGCGCTGTGCTGTGTGTCGTTCTGGCTCCACCGCCTCAAGGCAATCAATGCAAATGCCATTGCCTTGAGGTTGTTGTTTGTGGCGGGCGGCATCAATGCAAGCATCACGCTCGCGGGTTTCCATCGTGCTCGCCCATTCGTTTTCGTCCATGCCTATTCCTAATATTTGGCTTATTTGGTTTGGTCTGTTTGGTGCCGTTGCCGCCAATCGTGCAGGGCTTGCCAGTCAAGGTTGCATTGCCCTAAGTCAGCGAGCAGAGACAGCATCAGCTCGGCCATTGCGGGATTGGCTAGGCACACGGTTTGCTGCGTTAGCAGGCACTGGATCACGGGTTGTGGCACTTGGGTCACTGGACACTCGCGCATCAGAACTACGGGCGGCAACACATACGCTGTCGTGTAAACGGGCACGTTGCGCACAATCGGCTGCGTGGCTGAGCAAGCGCACAACATCATTAGGCACAGGAGCATCGCGCCATGCTTTAGCATCTTCATCGGTAGTGTCCTGCAACAGTTGATTGAGTTGGTTTTTAAGGGCGTGATGGCGACCTATTAGCGCTGCCTTTTGCAGCGAGACTTGCTGTAATTGCAGGGCAAGCTGCTCTGACTCAGCCGCTAATGCGGCCTTATCGGCATTGGATTTGCGCAAGCTATCCGCCAAGTTATCCGCATCGGTTTGCAGCGTTGATTTATCCGCGAGAGCTTGGGTAAGTTGGCTTCTTGTCGTGGCTAATTGGTATTGAGCTAAACAAAGCACTGCCACAAAAAGCGACACAATCAACCATTGAATGGCGATACTAATTTGGGAGGGCGTCATTGCGTTATCCCTCCGACTGTGAGTTCGGAGAGGCCCAGTTGTTTAAGGCATAGCGCTTGCTCTTCGGCGCGGCGTTTAATCAGTCCATTCAGACGCACTTTGACACCTAGGCGGGTGCCATACGTCCAGCCATTGCAGACACGCTCACCCCCTGGATGTTGAGGCGTGGGGGAGTTGGTAGAACATGCCTGGGTTAGCTCCTTGCAGGCACCCACACGATCCCCGGCTAACAGCTTTTTGCGCAGGGTTGAGCTGGCAAAATTGCCGGAGCCCGCCCAATGCAAAAACGATAAATAGGCGGCGTGCTCGCTGTGGGTGAGCTTGACTGGCGCGGTGAGGCTGAGCAGTTGCTTATCTTCCTTGGCGATATCCTTGGCGAAAATCTCCATGCATTGCTGCTCGGTAAAGGTCTGCCCGAGTTTTAAATGTTTGCCCGTATGGCCACGGCAAGCGGTGAGAACGCCCACCGCATCGACATAAACTGTTAGGCTATTGCCCTCCCATTTATCGGTAAGCTGTGCGCCCGTGATGGCCGCCGAACTTAAGCCTGCGGCCATTAAAAATGCCTTGAGTTTACTGTTCATTGGGCACCGCCTCGCGGGCTTTTAAAACATGGAGGTGAGTGACAGCATGCCAGCCTTGGGAGTAATAACTTTGGCGGGTGAGATTGTAGCTGTACAAGGGTACGGTGGCGGGCACATTGCCTGCTAACTCAGCCTTGATACGGGCATTAAAGCCGTCTTTGGCACACTGACGATAGACTCGGTTTTGAATGCGCTTAGGTCGCGCGTTCGCAATTGGCATACTGTTAACGCCGCTGCGACTCTGGCATTTACGAGAAGTATTGTGGGTGACAAAGGCCATAAAAAAACCGAGACAGTGAACATGGGTTCATTGTCTCGGCTTAAGGGTTTTGAGCGGATTGGAAAGGTTTCGGGATTACTTGTAACAGCTTTGACCACCAAATTCACTTACAGGAGTGGTGATTCCTTTAAGGCGATTTATCTCAGTTGCAACCTCCCATACTTGGCATGAGTGTATGGCAGTATCAGCCTGACCATTGCCATGTATTCTGAATAGGTATACACCAGCAGGATTGATAAGTTTCTCTTTTACATCTTCCCATTTCATTACTGTGCCGACCTGTGTTATCCAGCGACAGGTATAAAAACCAGTGCTTTTATCGCATTTCAGATCAGTCCAGACTTGGCTTGTCTCGAATTTTTTACCCTCTTTATCTTCGGCAAAGATTGGATAAAAGCTGTTGTCAGACGTTAAATATGTCATTGCAATAATGGAAATATCATCACTTTTAGGAGATTTCAGTGCAGATATAAAAGAAGGATTATCTCTTATCATATTGGCAGTGAGTCCAACCTGAGTACTGTTGATAATATAGTTACCGTTAAAAGTATCTAGCTTAGCTTCTACCTTAGCATGAGGCTCATAACCAGCATAATATGTAGCCATACTTGCACAGCCTGTAGTGGCTAAAGTGACAAGTGCAAATGTGAAAAATTTGAGCTTAGTATTCATCTTATATCCTTATAAATATCACTATAACCT